TTCGGAAGACTCTTGGTTGGTTGATGGTCAGCCTACTTGGGATGCAGGGCAAGACGCTATCTGGACTATTCCTAATGTGTCTTCAATCGTTAATGCCCTTGAGGAGGCGTACAAGGCTGATAGGGGACCTTCTAAGGTTGCTATCGAGTTTGCCTCTCAGTTCGATGTTGAAACGGTTTGGCAGAAGCATTGGTTGCCAGTTCTCTCTCGATTGCTAAAGGCCTCGTAAATCGTGACTATTCCCGTTCTAGGGTTTTGTACTCTTAAGCGTTTCGACTTAGCTGAACGCTTACTGCGCTCGATTGATTATGCTGTTGAGCATTTAGTTATCGTGGACAACTCCGGCACGCAATCGTGGGATCCGGTGAAACCTGACCTTGTAGACAAGATGTGGGTTATCCGTGTACCGTTCGGGCTGGGTCTTGTTGGCGCTTGGAACCTTATTATCAAGTCCACGCCTTATGCGCCTTATTGGTTGCTCGTAAACGATGACGCTTGGTTTGAGTCTGGCAGTCTGGAGAAGGTCGCTAATGAGGTAGATACTCAAGCGGTGAACTTCCTGGACATCGTGCCGAGATGGTCAGCGGTTGCTTTCGGTGAGGGCATGATTGAGAAGGTCGGCTTGTATGACGAACGCTTTTATCCGCTGTACTTTGATGACAATGATCTGGAGGCGCGAATTGATTACTTCGAGGTCCCTAAGAAAGTCATTGACGCTAAGGTTCATCACGAAAATTCAAGCACGCTAAATTCTGGGTATCACGAACAGAACCGTGTTTCATTCCGCAACAACGAGTTGCTGTATCAGGCTAAGAATGAGCAGGGCGATGTGACTGACGGGCATTGGTCGTTGGCGATTAGAAGGGCTAACCGATGGGACTAGGTAGGGATGCGTTGCTGGGGCTTACGGTTTACACCGGGGGAACCTTTGACCTATTTCACAGCGGTCATGTGGAACTACTACGCCGGTGCGCCGAGTTCGGGTCCGTAACTGTTGCACTAAACACAGACGAGTTCATTGAAGCCTACAAGGGCAGGAAGCCGGTGATGAGTTATGCAGAGAGAGAAGCTGTCCTTTTGGGATGTCGCTGGGTTGATAGGGTTGTTCCTAATCTGGGTGGGGCTGATAGTCGTATTGCCATTGACCTTGTTAAGCCTGATCTAATCGTTATCGGTTCGGACTGGGCTGTTAGGGATTATCACGCGCAGATGGGCTTTGACCAGCCGTGGCTTGACGAGCGCGGCATTGGTCTTTGTTATGTGCCGTACACCAAGGGCATTAGCTCGACCGACATCAAAGGCCGGTTGCGGTTCGGGCAGTAGAATTGAAGTATTATGGCACTCACTAATTCATACGCAACACTAGCCGAGGTAAAGGCTGCCCTGCGTATCACCGACACTATTGACGATTCTCTACTTGAGATGGCTACCGAATCGGCCTCTCGCCTGATTGACGGGTACGCTAATCGTTCGTTCTATAACGCCGGGACTGCCACTCGCTACTTTGTTGCCGATAACGACTTTCTAACCAACATTGATGATGCTATTACCATCACGCAGGTTGCAACTGACTCGTCAGCTGACGGCACTTATGACATTATTTGGCAACCAACCGATTACCAACTTGAGCCACTAAACGGGCGCGTAGACGGCCTTGAGCGACCTTACGACGCTATCCGCGCAATCGGCGATTACACTTTCCCTATCTGGGGTTCTGAGGGCCTTGTAAAGGTGACAGGAACTTGGGGCTTTGCTTCTATCCCTATTGCCGTTCGTCAGGCTGCCATCATTCAGGCAAGCCGAATTTTCAAGCGTTTGGATTCACCTTTGGGTATCGCTGGCTTTGGTGACCTCGGAGTAATGAGAATCTCTCGCCAACTTGACCCAGATGTTGCCCAGTTGGTTGATGCTTACAAGATTGTGAAGTTTGCCTAATGGCTTCAATCACTACCCTAAGAACTAAACTTGCTGAGAATGTGGCAACTATTACCGGTCTACGCACCTCAGCTGAGATGCCTGATAACCCGAATCCGCCGATTGCGATTATTCGCCCGGCAAGCGTTCTGTATGATCAGAGTTTTGCACGCGGCCTAACACGCTACCAGTTCATTCTGGTTGTCATTGTTGGTCGCGCGTCAGAAAAGACTGCCCAAAGAAGTCTTGATGCTTACTGCTCCAGCACAGGGGCTTCGAGTATCAAACTTGCGGTAGAATCAGATAAGACACTCGATGGGAACTGCTACGACCTGCGAGTGACTGAAATGAGAAATTACACACCAATTCAATTAAACGAAGGCACTTACTTAGCGGCAGAGTTCGCGGTAGATGTGTTCGCGGACTAATAGGAGATCAACGTGGCCAAGTTTGTGGCAACAGATTACAAAATCACACTGAACGGCACGAACCTCAGCACCTCGCTGGCTGCCGTTGAACTACCGATTGAAGTTGAAGAGCAGGACACTACTGCTTTCGGTTCAACCTGGCGTACCCGTATTGCTGGTCTAAAGTCTGGCTCTATCACCCTAGAGTTCCACCAGGACTTTGGCGCAGGTGCGGTAGACGCTACCCTTTACCCGTTGCTAGGCACTAACGGTACAGTAACCGTAACCCCTACCTCTGGTTCAGTTTCAGCAACTAACCCTTCTTACTCGGGTGAGTTCCTAGTTACTCAGTACAGCCCTTTTGCGTCAACTGTTGGCGACCTTGCAACCTTGTCGGTTTCATGGCCTCTAAACGGCGCACTAACTCGAGCAACCGCCTAAGACTATGCGCCTCGGATTTGAAGTCACCTACGCTGACGGCAACGCAGAAAAAGTTATTTGCGGAGCCCCAGATTTCATTGCTTTTGAAAACAAGTTTGAAGTCAGTATCACACGCCTAAAAGATGACCAGCGTTTTGGTTGGTTGGCTTTCTTGGTTTGGAACGCCCTACGCCGCAACAAGAAAACTGATAAGAGCTTTGAAGACTGGTGCGACACCATCGAGGTTATTGCCGGAGATGACGCAACAGACCCAAAATCCGAGGGCTAGGCGAAACTAGCCAACACTACTTCATTGCTTACTTAGCGTGTGAAACCGGCATCGCGCCATCGGTTCTGTTGCAAGAGTCGGATCGTATGCTGTACACAATGTCAATGTATCTAAAGGGCAAGAGCCTAGCGATGAAGAACGGAAACAGGTAATGGATACCAGGATTGAAGTTTTGGGACTTCGTGAAACTCTGCTTGAGGTTCGCAAGGTTGACAAGGCTCTGTTCTTTAGGATTCGTGCAGGTATCAAGAACACCGCCGAAACCTTAGCTGACCGCGTAACAATGTCAATCCCTATCCTCGCCCCGATTTCAGGTATGCGCCACACAGGGCGAACTGCCTGGGGTCAAACCTCTTACAAGGTCAAGGTTTCCGTTGCCGAGCCTAATCAGTACACCGCTAACCCTTTGGTTTCTATCGGTTTCTACGGTGTTGGCGTCAACATCGCTGACATGGCTGGTAGAGGTGGCGGTAAAACTAGGCGCTCGCAGACTTATAACTATTCGTGGCGTGGCACTACTCGATCCCACACCGTAACAACTCAGGGTAAAGAGATGATTGCTGCTTTAGGTAAAGCGCCTTCTCGTTACATCTGGCCGGTTGCTGAGAACGCTATTCCGCAGGTTGCCTCTAACATTGGTTACCTTGTTGACCAGTATGCGGCAGAGTTTGATTCCAACCTTCTACTGATAGGCAAGGGCCTCTAATGGCGATTACAATCAACATCCTTTCTAGTTTCAAAAACACGGGTTTTCAAAGGCTGGAAAAAGAGCTATCACGCCTAGAAACTCCTATGCAGAAAGTTGCGGCTACTGCTCGTGCTTTAGGCCCTGCTGCAACGGTTGGTTTTGGTGCTTTGGCTTTGGGTGCTACCCAAGCAATCCAAGCTGCTGAGGATGTTCAGGTTGCTGATGCTCGACTTCAGCAAATTGCTGAGTCTATGAACTTGTTTGGCACAGAAACAACCAAGGTTGTTGGGCGCTTGAAAGAGTATGCAACAGCAACTATGGAAGCAACCGCTGTTGACGATGAGCAAATCAAGGCAGTTCAGGCAAAACTTCTCACCTTCAAAGAGTTGGCTGGCACGGCTGATGAAGTCGGTGGCGCTATGGATCGTGCCACTTTGGCTGCTCTTGACTTGGCTGCTTCAGGTTTTGGTACAGCCGAGAGCAACGCTACTCAACTAGGTAAGGCACTCCAAGACCCTATCAAGGGACTGACTTCGCTATCTCGTGCCGGCGTGACTTTCAATGACACCGAAAAAGAAAAGATTAAAGCCCTAACCGAGTCCGGTGATTTGCTCGGCGCTCAAAACATTATCCTTGCCGCTATTGAGGCGCAGGTTGGTGGAACGGCTGAGGCTACGGCTACTTCATCGGCAAAGATGAAAGTTGCTTTTGGTGAGTTGTCTGAGGAAATTGGCGCAGTCTTGCTACCTATCTGGCAAGCTCTTGCCCCTGTGGTTATGAGCGTTCTGAACTTTATGAAAGAGAACACAGGCGTTGTGGTTGCTCTTGGTGTGGTTTTCGGTACTTTGGCTGCTGCCATTATCGGCGTGAACATCGCTATGTCGCTAAACCCAATCATGCTAATTATCACCGGTGTTTCTTTGCTTATCGCTGGTGTTGTCGTTCTTGTTGCTTGGTTGATTGAACTAGCTGGTGGCTGGGATGCTGTCGTTGACGGTTTCAATACCGGGCTAAATGAAGTCAACAGTTTCTTCAGCACCATTTGGGGCGAGATTGAAGCAACTGTAAAGACTGTTCTTGACTGGATTACTACCACGTGGGATACGACCGTTGATGATATTGAAACTGCCCTGAACGGCATGGCTGACTTCTTCGACACAATCTTCAATGGCATTGGTGCTGGCATTAAGGGCTACATCAACTTCTGGATTGGGTTGTTTGAAAGTTTTGTCAACGGCGCTATCAACGGTTTGAATGGCATTATCCGAGGCTTCAACCGCTTACAGGTAAGCATCCCTAGTTGGGTTCCTGGTATCGGTGGTCAGACTTGGGGTGTGAACATCCCTACGGTTGGACAAATCTCTATCCCTCGTTTGGCTGAGGGTGGAATTGTTATGCCAACCCCAGGCGGTGTGATTGCTAACCTTGCTGAGGCTGGTAAGCCAGAGGCAGTTATTCCACTAGATCGGCTTGGGTCGTTTGGGGGCAAGAACATCAGCATCACCGTAAACGCTGGCTTGGGAACGGACGGAACTCGAGTTGGTCAGCTTATTGTAGATGAAATCAAGAAGTATGAACGCGCTTCTGGCCCTGTGTTTGTGGGTGCGTAATGGCGAAACCAGCACAAAAGGTAGAGATTGGTTTTGACCTTACCGGCAATAACACCGGTCCTTATTTTAGACTAGATGACCCTATTGCTGGAGTGCTAGACAACACCTCTTATGTTCTTGGTGGGACTATCTTCTTTGACGTAACTAGCAAGGTAAAAGGTTTCACTATTCGGCGCGGTAAATCTCGCCAACTAGACCGCTACTCTTCAGGTCAAGCAACTGTCACTTTTGATAACAACTCCCGTGACTTTGACCCAACCTATACAGCCAGTCCGTACTATGGGCAGATTATTCCTCGGCGTGAGGTTCGGATTACATCCGGCACAGCGGTTCAGTATTTTGGTTCGGCTGATGACTGGAACCTTGACTATGCCCCAAGTGGCGATAATACGGCTTCTGTGGCTTGCTCTGACGGCTTTAGAACACTTGCCAACCAAACCCTTACTGGTGGCACTCAGACTGTTCAGACAAGCGGTCAGCGCGTTGCTTCCATTCTTGACACAGTTGACGTCAACTGGTCACCTGAGAACCGCGACATTGACACGGGCGGTCAGACACTAGGCGCTGACATCATCAAGGCTGACACTAACGCACTAAGTTATTTGCAGTTAGTTGAAACCTCTGAGCCTGGAGCTTTGTTTATCTCTAAGTCTGGCTCGCTAACTTTCCGTGATCGAACAGTTGCCCCTAACTCTAACGCTGTGGCTTTGACTGATGACGGCACAGGTATTCCTTATCAGGGAATGAAAGTTGTTTACGGCTCTGAGTTGCTGTACAACGAGATTGTTATTAGCTCTGTTATCACCGCAGGTACGGCTGTTGCAAGTGATAGCCTCAGCCAAGGCAACTACGGTATTCAGAACCTAACTCAAACAGACTTACTGATGTCTACAACTTTGGCAGCTGAAGAACTAGCCAACTGGTATGCAAACAAATACGCTAACCCAGAGTTTCGTTTTGAGTCTGTCGAAGTTGTTTTGAATGACTTGACAGAACAACAGCAGTCAGACATTCTTGGCCTTGAACTTGGATCAGTTGTCAAGATTGTTTTCACCCCTGGCAACCCAGCCCAAGCACCTGCAATTATCAAGTATGCAGAAATCATTCGTCTAGATCATCAGGTAGATAGCATCATGCACAGAGTAAGCCTTGGCTTCTCAACTCTAGACGTTACCTTCCTAGTGCTTGATGACACCGCCTTTGGTAGACTTGACTCAGGCGCACTCGGATTTTAGGAGATTAGATTGGCTTTCAAGGATTTTTCAGCAGGTGACATTCTTACTGCTGCTGATGTAGATAACTA